CTAGTTACATTTAGAACATGGCTTTAAACCTTTTGCTTGTACATCTTCTAGAGATATTTCGCTTGGTGACTTCATATTACTGCAATCCTTGCTTGAATGATAAACCTTTGAAGTTTTATTAGCTACCCAAACAGTATTGCTTTTTGTCTTAGTTGTATTTCCTGTACTTGATACACTTGTATTTACATTAAAACTTATATCATTACCATTTGAAGTAGATACTATAGTTCCACTTACATCAGTTCTTAATATTTCAATATTCTTTGCATTTAGTTTATCTATTGTTTCCTTGTGAGGATGCCCATAGTCATTTCCTTTACCACAACTTACTATTGCATATTGTGGATTGACTTTATCTAAGAAAGCTTGAGAAGTTGAAGAATGACTTCCATGATGGCCTAACTTAAGTACATCTGCACTAATATCTAATTGTTTAGCTAAAATTTCTCCCTCGCTTAGACTTTCAGCATCTCCTGTAAATAAGTAAGATGTATTTCCATATTTAAGTCTTATAACTATTGAATAATTATTTAAATCTTGATAGATAGATGAATTAGGTGCTAAGAATTGCATTGTAGCATTTCCTATTGTTAAAGCATCTCCTACATTTTTAGTTGTAATTTTCAAACCCTTACTTTGCAATGCCTTTATCATATTCTCAAAAGTTCTTGTTGTGTGGGTTACCTTTGGAGCATAAAATTCTCCAACTTCAAAATTATTTATTACACTTGTCATTCCACCAATATGATCTTCATGAGGATGTGTAGCAATAACACAATCCAATTTGCTTATTCCTTGTGATTTTAAATAGTTTAATGCTTTGTTGTCATTACATCCTGCATCTATCAATACATTTTTATCACCAATCTGTATTAACTCTGAATCTCCTTGCCCTACATCAATATAGTGGACTTTCATATCATTTAAAGATGTAACTTGTGTGTTAATAGTATTCATGTTTGCTTTATCTATGGCATTAACTTGTTTACACCCTAGTGCGAATGTTGACAATAATACTGCTAAAGATAAACTAATCAACTTTTTAGTAGTTTTCATTTATTTTCCCCTCCTAATTTTAGATTTATATTTTAATTGTATATTACTACTAATTTTTGTCAATAACTCTAACATAAGAATAAAGATAACTTTAAATCACCTGTTATCTTTTTCTTTGTGATTTCTTCTTAAACTTGTATTACTATAAAATAAGGGCAGTACATAGAACTTAATCTACATACTGCCCTTAAATAGTATATACCCAACTACTTAAAGTATTTTTAAACTTTGGACTTCTATACGACAACTTACATAACACTAGAACCTGTGTCATACTATTAATATATCTATTTTGCAATTAATTGTACCTTAATATTAATTACTCTATACATTACCTGTATAATCTGCACTTAAAAACATAGCTGCTTCTTTAATCCTTCTTCTATAAAGCCCTTCTATTCTTTTACCCCCACCATTACTCCATACTTGAAAATTAGAAGTAATTATATTTTTATCTCTTATTCCAGAAACTATATTTTTATATAGTGTAGAACCAACTAGTCCTACAACTCCACAATTATATGCAAAGGAAATTAATGCATCAAATTCATGTTGCTTTAATGTTATATTTTTAGAATCTAAATCTTTCTTTACTGCTGGAGCATATTTATTTTCAATTAAATCTTTTAGCATATTTGTTGCCTGTTCTTCTGTTACATACTCCAAGCCTTCAATTTCTTTTCCTGTCATTCCATAGCCTAATGTCTTTACACCTACACAGTCATAGTAAGGTTTAGCAAAATATCCTTCCCAAGACTTAATAAAATCTATGCACTTAGAACTTACTAAACTATTTTCTATCCATGCACCAGTAGAATCAAAGCTATAAGACTTTCCATCTATAGTAGTGATACAGTTACCATACATTTGCCCTTTATATCCTGTAGAATTAGGCTCTAAGTAATACCACTTATTTTTATCTTTTAACCACCCTGTTTTCATTGCTCCACTTTCATCTAAGTAATACCAACGACCATCTTTATCTTTTATCCAACCAGTAGCCATAGTTCCATTTTCCTTTAAGAAGTACCATTTTCCATTATCTTCATACCAACCTTTAGTAATAGTTCCGTCTTGGTTTTCTACACACCATTTCCAATTAGACATTTTACATTCCTCCTTATTAATATAAAGAAAAAAGGTAGCTAAAAACGCTACCTAAATTACTCTTTAATTTCTTTTCTATCTTTACTAAAATAAAAAGCTATAACCATAGTATATATAGTAATGAAGTCTGTTGTAATTGTATTTTTAATAGCTAGTACAGCAAATACTACAGTCATAATAACTGCTATTAGCCATCTTGCACTCGTTATTTTATTTAACAATCTATCCATAATAATTAACTCCTACCTTTCAATTTTACTTTTAATTTCTTTTACATCTTCTTTAATATCCTCAACAACATTAAATTTATCTGCCATCTTATCTAGTAATTCTTGATATTTTGTTTCTCTTTCCCCTGTAGTTTTAAGTACATATACCAGTAGGCATGCAAACATTCCATATCCTAATCCTTGTCCTAAAGCTACTCTTATTAATTCATCCATATAACACCTTCCTTAATTTTGTATATAGGAAAAGACACCTACTTAACGTAAGTGCCTTTAATAAACTTTATATTATTCTCTTATTTCAAATCCAACAACTTTATCATGTACTAAATACTCTGCATTTCCTTTTGCATTTGTAATTTTAAATATTGGACTTTCTGTTTCATCTAAATCTCTAGAAATAAACCATTTCTTAAATTTTTCAATTTGACTTTTATCTGCTCTTTTAATATTTCCATCTATCATTTCTATATATAAGCTTCCATTTTCTATAGATGGTTCTTCTGGATCTTCTGGTTTTAAATCTTCTTTAGTTACTGTAACTTCACAAGTAGCTTTAACATCTGTTCCTTTGATTTGTGCTGTTACTGTGCAAGTCCCCTCTTTAATACCAGTTACTTTTCCATTAGAATCAACTGTTGCAATTGCTTCATCATCTGATGACCATTCTACATCTACGGCTGATGGTGTTGTAGTTGCTGTTATTGTTTTTGAATTTCCTTCTTTTAAAGTTAATGATGTTTTATCTAATGTTGTTGATATATCATTTATATCTATTAAATATCCATCTTCATCTATATCTAGTGTATCAAATACATATAATAAATTACCATTTGTATTATAATCTATATTTTCAATTGATATCTTATGAATAGTTTTACTTAAATTTGTCTTTTCAAAATATACTGAAAAATATTTTGATATATCATTATATTGATTATATCTTCCTATAAGTTTATCATCTAAATATATATCAAAGTATCCTGTTCTAGTTGGATTAATATTAGATAACAATCTTACTTTAGTTCCATAGAAATAAAATGTTATTTTATTTTCATTGCTTTGATTTCCTATAGCATGAGTATTACAATTTAAATATTCCTCACTAGTAAATCCATTATTTAAAGACCATGTTCCCTCATATTTTATTTTTTTATCCCTATCATCAAATCTTCTCCAACTATCTTCTGGTTGAAAAAACTGTTGTCCAACTGCTGCATTAGCTATAGTTCCATTTTGAAATGCTCCAATTCCAATAATAGTTAATACCATTACAAACATGATAAGTATTCTTTTATAACAATTTTTCATTATATATTATTTCTCCCTTATTTCCATTATTGAACGCGTCCATAAAATATTTTAACTTTATATATGGTAAAATCCAACAATAATCGTAATACAAATTCCTTTATATCTAAGAAATTTAGTAAATTTTTTACTTTTTATCATATAGTTGATTTTAAATTGTTATTTTTAAGTAATAAAAAGACTATCTTCAATTCTATCTATTACATTATTTAATACGTATAATTTTTTTAAATTTATAGATAATAACTATTGTAAATGAATTCTCCATCTGTTTAAACCGTTTGTAATTTAATAATAACCTTATCTAAATTTACAGAGAAAATTATTTCTCATGTAAAATAGTAGAACTAGTTAATTTATTTACTCGACATATTTATTTTAACTAGTTCTATTATTTTTTTGTACAAATAAAAAAGACCATAAATCCTTAATTTATTGACATCATAATCTTTATAAAATTGCTATTTTATATACTACTTAATATTCGTGATTTATTGCTATTGCGAAACAACTTTGCTATTTATAATAATTTCTTTTTCTTCTTCTGTAATATCTTTACTTCCTACAAATACATCTAAGTTTTCATCTGTATAAAGTCCCATAAGATAAAATTTTTTAATCCATTTATACATTTTCATTACCACCTTTCAACTCAGCTATTTTTAATAATAGATTAGCTGTTAATTCTTGTTGCTCTTGCAATCCTGTTTTTAATTGTGCATTTTCTAATATTATATTAGACATCAACACCTCATTTTCTGTTGGTTCTTTTTCTACTGATTTATTCTTTTCTTCCTCATATTCCTTTATTTCTTCTTGTGTCGCACCTTCCGTCCACTTTTCTTTTTCAAAATTCCATTTAGGTTTAATTAAACTATAATCATTTAATACATGAACACAAATATCCTCTTCCGAAATTTTCTTTTTCTCTATACAAGGATTTACTATATAGCCATCCTTGTCTATTATACAAGTTATCATATAATACCTCCTAATCTATTAAGTATGAAGCCTGACAGGAAACATAAGACCTAGTATTGTAAGTTCCTGTGTTGACATAATCCATGAAAACTGTAGCGTCTCGTTTTATCCCTATAGTCATGACGCCAGCTGTAAATCTACAGAATGGAAATTCATCACGCCTACGAGGAGCATATTCTTTTGGTATAACGAGTATAGTTTCATTTTCATTGATAAGTTCCCCAGAGAAATCTAATTCAAAAAATACTTGATTCCATATACGTCTAATTCGTGCATGCCCTTTGACTTTGCCATTCAGAGCTGAGCTAATGTCAATCCAACCAGTATCATCCACAAACTGAATTTCTCGACATATTCCTAATTGATTATCAAAAAATCCAATAAAATATTTATTGTTACCATTATTATAATTAGGAATTACTTCAATTTTATTAGGTAAGTTCTCAGCTCCATTAAAAGATGTATCTATATATAATTGATAAGCATCCGTATTAAAACCACACCACGTTTTAATTGAATTATATAAATTAGTATTTGATTCAGTTTGATATGGATATAGAGATATTCTCCTATTTGCTCCAATCGCTTTAATAATCTTTAGCACATTATTTGAAAAATCTGTAGTCATATCATTAGCAGACAATCCTATATCGGCTAAATTGCTAAATATTTTTACATCTTTTAAATTTGCCTTTTCTTTCAAGTACGAAGTATTATCATCTACTTTTTCTTGTAAATTCTCTATATTACTTTTATTAGTTTCTACCTTAGCAGCAAGATCTTTAGCATCTCCAATTTTATTTAGCTCTTCTATATTTTTCTCTGCTTGCACATTAGCAGTATCTAAATTTTCTTTAGAAATATCTGCATTAGTTTTACTTAGATTCAATTCCTTTTTGCTAGAATCAGCATTATTAACACTTGTCTCAACTTCTTCTATTTTGCTTGTAGCACTAGATATAATACTTTCAACTTCTGTTATTTTGGTACTAGCATTTTTAGTACTAGTTTCTAGTTTAGAATTAATATTAGTTGCTGTTGGTATAGTTTTGTTGGTTAATGTATCTCTTACTTCTTTAGCTTCATCTAGCACTTCTCCTATATTCTCTATTTGGTCCAACTTATGATCTATTTCTTCTAGAATAGTACATGTTGGAGTGCTTACAATTCCATCTACATCTAACACACTTGCTACGATTTCTATATTTATATAAAAAGTGCTTTTCTTTTCTAAAGTAGTTTTATTAATAAACTGTAACTCTGCCTTAACTATTCCTTGCGTTGTTGTTAACTGCTTACTTGCTTTTATGGTTACAGAATTATCTTTAATGCTAATATTAGTATTTTGTATAAGTGGAACTTGATCTGCCTTAAATGTTTTTAATCTAACATTATAATCGCTTAAATCTGCTGGTAAACTCTTATCATAAACTATTATTTTAAGTATAATATCGTCAAGCTGCTTACAACTAAAATCAACAGTATACTTATTGTTAATATCTAATATCCCTGTCTGTAATTCTTGTATCATTTTATCACCCTTATATTAACCCTTCATCTTTTAATACCATTCTTATAAAGTGCTTTAAGTTGTATCCCTTTCCAAAATCATCATCTTTAATATAAAAAGCATCATTTTCAATAACTAAATGATCTATTCCAACATCTCGAAACCATAATTCATCCATATTAGATAATGTTCTATATAATGCACTATATTTATCTCTGTTAATTACTTCAATGTCTTGTACACCTACAGTTCCATCTTTATTAAATCGCATAACTGTCTTTCCTTTACTGTCTTTCACAACTAATGCACCATTCTTAATTGTTTGACCATCTGAATCAAATATAACATTCATTTCAGTCTCATTCTTAATAGCAATTAATACACTTTGTGCATTTTTTTCAACTAATGTACTAAAGTCACCTTCACTTACTTTTTCTCTTATAACTTTAGCTGTTTGTTCTCTATATGATCCAAAATCCTCTTCACTTACCTTCTCTTCTATTTTCCCATCTAACACTTTAATAGATGCTTCTCTATCCTCTTTTTCATTTTTAACACTTAGTTCAATTTCAGAATCTCTTTTTTCCATTGTTACTTTTAAATTATTATTTTTTTTATTTAATTCTTCTTTTGTTTCTTCAATCTTTTTATTAGTATTATTTATAGTAGATGTTATTGTATTTTTAGTAAAATTTAGTTCTATATTTTCATATTTTTCTAATAAATTATTATATTTAACCTTTAATATTTTTACTTTTATATCGATTCCATATAAATCATGTCTAATTATTACTTTATCAAATAGTTCTATATTTTCATCTTTTAATATATTTTTAAATTCTTCTGTTTGACTTAAAAGCACAAATTCAACATTATAATTTAAAGATGGTATATCACAATTATTTTCCTTAAAGTATGTTTTAGCTAATATTCTTAATTTTTCAATATTAAATTCCTCATCATCTTGAAAATAATTTGAAAAATCAACTTTTGCTATTCTTGGATTAGGATCACGATTTATATAAGAACTATCTATATATTTTTCAGGTAATACAAATCTTACATTATCTTTTTCAACATAAGGATAAATTCTAGTAATACACCCCGTCCAATTTTCTTCACATGTAAATCCTGTCATATTTTTTTTATAGCAAATTAATACATTATTATCTTGTCCACCATTCTGCACTACAGATACTTTAAAGTTGTCTCTTACAATATCAGTTCCATTTCCATAAGTATCTACTATGCTTCCCTCAGTACCCTTTATACAATCCCATAAGTTTACTAATTCAACATTAAAATTAGTATTCATAGAAATATTGCTATAAAATTTAAATCCTGTTGGGAATGCAGCATTACTATTTAATGTATTAAGTGCTGTTTGACAATTACCATTACAAGTTGCTTTTTCCACAAAGTTATCATTTAATTTATAGCTTATATGTTCTGCTTTTACAGTTATTTCACCATTTATAGGTTGCGAAACATAGTAAATTCTAAAAATTTGAGGTTCATATCTATTATTAGATTTTGCTTTAATGTACCTATTTCCTTTTAATTTATCATATAAAAATGAACCTACTGGATAAGTAAGTTCAATCTCATAAGTTTCATTTCTTTCTTCTTCTACAAAGCAACTTGTACAATCTTTAAGAAGTCCTAAACCATTGCTTTTAAATTCTGTTTCATTATAATCGTAAAGAATTGGTATCATATGCAACACCACCTTGGTATTAATTCTATTTTACGTACATTCCCACTATAAGAGATATTATTCTCTCCTACTTCTAATATTGGAAAATCACTATACATTTTATTATTTAAATGTATTATTTTATTATCTGCTATCTTATAGCAATCTTTACTAAAAGAATCGACAATAATATTATTTTCAATATCTTTTAAGATTAATTGTTGATTATTAATTTTAATTGTAATATCTCCACTACCAAAAATATTTAATTGTGGCTCTGTATTACAAGTAGATCTTCCATTGTATAGTGTAATAGATTTATTAAATGTAATAACGTCTTTTCCTTCATCTAAAAATACTATGGGACAACACGTAAACTTTACCGTAAATCTTCTTACTATCTTAAATGTTGTCTTAAACTCTCCAATATCAACTTTTTTTACAATGTAATAAATTCCTTTATGCAAACTATATCTCAATTCCTTTGAAATTTTAGATTTCAACCAACTTACAATCCTAGATTTACTAATAATAAAATTTTCTCTAGACTTGAAAACAAAATCAAAAGACAATTGTATATCTTCTAGCCCATTGTAAATATTAAGCGAACCATTATTACTTCCAGGTATATCAACTGTATTGTATTTAGTACTAGAAGTAGGTAAATCAATTACATTTTCTATAAGCAATTTACATTCCTTTGAACTCTTGTTATTAAAATATATTTCTGACACTTTTCTACCTCCTACTACTATTAAACGCAAGCTCTTCATCCATGTATTTACTTGTAGCTTTTGCTACTTGTCTTCCATCAATATTCAAAATTACATTAAATGAATTTTCTAATTCATCTAGCTTATATAATACTTTATTAAAAATATTAGTATAATCTGTCTTATTATTAATAGAATACGTTTTATTCATATCTTTTAATGCTTCTGTATTTGCTATATCTATAGTTCCATCTAAGGTTCTGTTCACATCTGCATTAATATTAGGCATTTCATTCTCAAATCCAACGCCAATACCCAGTGCTAACATCTTACCTATTTCGTCTCTAAAAATATGAGATGGTGAATGGATTTCAAATTTATCCTTAACTCCCTGAGTAAATGAATCACATAGTCCTCCTAGCCATCCAGTCATTCCATCCCAAGCATTCTTAATGCCGTCCTTAATTCCAAGTACAATATTCCTCCCAATATCTAGCATTTTAGAAGGTAGATTTTTAAATATATCTACAATACCATCAAATACTTTTCCCATACCTTCTTTAGCAGTTGTTAACATGTTAGAACCCCATTCTGTTACTTTTGTAACTACATTAACTAACCAACTCCAAATTTTGTCAGGTAATTCTGTAAAAAATTTTACTATACCTTCAATCCAAGTCGGTACTGTTGTAGTAATCCAACTAATAATATTATTTCCCCATTCTCCAAGTTTCGTAACTACGCTGACCAAGAATGTCCAAATTTTACCTGGTAGTTCTGCGTAAAAATTAACAATGTTGGTTATCCAAGTAACAACATTTGTCGCAATCCAGCTAATAACATTTGCACCCCATTCACCTAACTTAGTTACCACTTCGACCAGAAAATCCCATATTTTACCAGGCAATTCACTAAAAAATGTTACAACATTATTAATCCAAAGTGGAACGTTTGTAGAAAAATAATTCCATACTTCAACACCCCACGTACCTAACAATCCTATTAAAGCTCCTAATCCATACATGATCTTGTTAGGTAATTCAGCAAACCACGTTCCAATAGATGAAATCCATGCTGGTATAGTAGTTGTAAAAAATATTGCAACTGCATTCCAACCAGTTGTAAAAGCTGTCTTAATTCTTGTCCATAAAACAGTTGCTTTAGCCGGTAACCCTTTAAAAAAGTTAACTACTGAATTAAATCCATTTACAAACAAGTTTTTAACTGCTGTTATAAATCCATTTACTTTTTCTCTAAACTTGTCATTATGCTTGTATAGTAATGCAAATGCTCCAGCGAATGGATTTACTATAAATAGTAATATTTCTTTCCAATCGTTTTGAAAAAAGCTTACTACAACTTTAAAAGCATTAGGTAATGTAACTGTAAAGAAATTTTTCAGCCAATTTCCAATAGCATTTACTCCATTTCTAAACCATTCACATTTTGTATACATTAATACTAATAAACCTATTACTACAGTTGCAATTAATACAACTGGATTAGCCATTGCAAAGGCTTTTATAGCAATTCCAATTGGTTTTAATTTCGTCCAAGCTTTTCCAATTTCCTCCATAGCATTTGGTATTTTACTTATTCCTGTACTTATTGTCCCTATTGCACCAGTAACTTTACTTACCAACATTAGTAAACCTGTTGCCCCTACAATAATTCCACCAATACTAGCAACAATTTTTAGCTGTCCTTCACTCAAACTAGATAACCAAGTTGTAACATTTTTTAACCCATTAGATATACTACTTGTAATTGGTGCTAATACATCACCCATAGAAATAGCACTAATTTTTATATCATTCATGCTTTTCTTAAATGTATTTCCAGTGGTATTGGACATAGTTTCAAATGCTTTATCGGTTGCCCCTGCACTATCATTCATTTTGCCTAATATATCATTAAATTCTTCTCCATCTTGAGTTAATAAAGTTATACTGGCAGTTCCAGCCTCTACACTACCAAACATATCTTTTATAGATTTACCATTTGCTTGTGCGTATTGGTCTATCATTCCTAATATTTCTGTTGTTCCTTTACCTTCTGCTTTTAAATCTGCGAATCCTTTTCCACTAAGTTCTCTAAGTGCTTTATCTGTTAAAGAGCCACTTTTTGTTAATTCTCCAAACATAGCCTTTAGCATTGTTCCACTTTCTGCTGTTGCAATACCGTTCTTTGTCATAACTGCATATGATGTTGATAATTCGCTCATATTTATATTTGCACCTTTTGCTATTGGTATTACTGCCCCCATACTAGAAGATAATTCTGCAACTGTTGTTTTACCTTCATTCTGAGCTACAATTAATTTATTAGATATGTCTGTGGCTTCACTAGATTCTAAACCATAAGCATTTAAAGCAGTTGTTAAAATATTTAGCGTGTCAGAACTTTCTGCAAATCCAGCTTTAGCTAATTTAGTTGCATTATTAACAAAATTAACTGCATCTCCGGTTTTTTGACCAGCACTTATTGCATTATAAACATTATCTGCTATATCATTTGCACTAATACCAGTCTGACTACTTAAATCCATAATTGCTTTTTTCATATCATCATAAGATACTTCTGTTTCATCTGCAATTGTAAAAACCTTTGCCATACTATCTTCAAAAACTGTACTTGCAGTTGCACTAGCCACTCCAACACCTAGAATTGCAGTAGAAGCTGGTTTCATTTTATCTGCCATTTCTCCACTTTTCTTACTTACTTTATCCATCTTACCAGCAAATTCATCTATTTTTACATTACTTAATTTTTGATTTATATCTCCTAATGCTTTTTCATTTTCTAACAGACTAGCTTTAGTACCATTCATCTTAATTACTGCATTTTCTAATTTTCTATTATTAGAATCTATAGCTTTATCATTTTTTGCATATTCAATTTTCAATCCATCTAATTCACCTTTTAACTTCTTAGATTCTTCACTATTTTTACCTGTAGCTTGTACAGATTCTTTATACTTCTTATTCGTTTCTTCAATCTTGCTAGATAGTTCAGTTTGTTTTGACTTCTGTTTATCAATATTTTGTGTTAAAGTTTTTGTTTGATTCTCTTGATTTTTCAACATATCGTTCTGAATTTTAACTTTATTAGTTAATTCACTTTGTTTAGCTTTGAGTTGGTCGGTTGCACTACCAAATAATTTTGCTTGTGTTGACGCTAAATTAAATTCACTTTTAACAGTTTTCATTTGTGTAGCCATATCTCTCATAGCTTTATTGAATTCAGAATTACTAGCACCAACTTTAAGAGTTGCTCCTGTTCCCATATATATCTACCTCCTTTGCTTAGATTTCCCTAAAAAAATAAGCAAAAGAGTTTTATTTTCTCTTTTACTTATTAATCATCATCTTTATGCTCTAAATCGTACTTAATATTAAATACAATATAATCTAACATTTCACTTAAATTGCAATTAATACACTCTTTGTAACTCATCTTTAAATTATTAATTGCATATTTAATAGTACAATTTAAGGTTTCCTTATATATTTCATATATGCTTTTCTGTTCTTCTTCACCTTCATATCCGTTTTCTTTATCATAATCATCGAAAATAGACTTTTCTTTTTCTACTACTTCATTTCCACTAGCTTTAGAAATTTCAATAAATTTATTATTAATTGTTTCATTAATATAAAGTTGTATTTGATTAAAATAATAATATAACTCATATATACTAGCTTTATTCAATTTAGCTTTAGTTATATTAAATAATAGTAATATAACATTATAAATTTCATCATATATATCATCATATTCAGTATTCATAATATCTAAATATTTACTATAAATACTTGCATTTATATCTTTATTTTCAAGGCAAGTAAAAGTTATTTTTTCTCCTATTTGCCTTTTTGAAAAGCCTTTTGTGCCTTTTCAATATTCCTATTTAGTTTAGACTGTATTTCAATTTGAACTTGCATAAAATTAAATATAATATCTGCAACTTCCATATCCTCATTCACTTCATCTTCTGTAAATTGTTCATCATAAAGCTTTACTATAATTGCCACCATTAAATCTAAATCATCATCATTAAATTCTGCATTAGTTTCAGCCTTAACTTTTATCTTTTCATAAGCTTCATTAAAAATTGTATTCTTTTTTCTTGTAATTTTATCTACTTTATACTCTTTCCCATTTAATATTAATTTCATATTATTATCATCCTTTCATTTAAAGGGGAACTTAATCCCCTGTATTATTATTTTACTGTTATTGGCTTTTGACTTGGTACTTCATTAAACCATCTTTCAATTATACTTTTTGCATCAGTATCATTTTCAGACACTAATTCATCTTCAAATATTCTTAATCTATAATCACCATCAAGTTTTCTACCATAAAATGTACCTTTAATTGTTTTTGTTTGACCTTTAACTTTATCAGTAGCAGTTTCATGCTCATCATCATCTTCTTCACCAAATTTTCCACAAAACAAACATTGAAATTCATACTTTCCATTTGCTCTCTTGTCTCTAAACATTATAGCTACTTCGCTACCTTCATCATCAACATTATCTATTAATACTCCATTTTTTAGAGTTGCTCCATTTAATAATGCTATCATTTCAGTTGATAGATGATCTCCCTCCAATTCTACTTCACAACTATCAAATTGATTTATAATATCTTCAACCTCTGAATCACTATATAATTTTTCGCTACCCTTTTTAGTTTTTATTTTAGCTTTTATTGCTCTGCAAAGTTTTTGAGGTGTTTCACATACATATTCTGTACTTGTATTTTTAATAACTTTAGCCACATATAAATCTTTCATTCCTAGTTTTCTTTTAGTACTCATAATATCTTCCTTTCTTTTTAAATATAAAAAATAGATTTAATTATCTGCATCAGCTAAACAATTAAATCTATTTGCATAATGATATAACTTTGTATCTGTTTCAAAATCTCGGTTACCTTCAATCCATATAAATCCATTTTCTTTTAATAATTTTATAACTTGTTTTTCTGTTTTTCTTACATCATCTATATCTGTACCCCAAACATCAACTTGTACAGAATTATTAATACTTTCAAAATCATTATCACTAAAATTTTCAGGTGCAGTATGATAAGTGAAAAATGTCACATGAGTTTCATTTATATCATTACGATACCAACCTTCATAAACATTATTTATATCCTGCAATATCCTATATATATCATCTTCCACTCTATCATCTCCCATCTAATTTTTTTTGCAATAATTTTGAATATTCTACTGTACCTAATTCATCAAGCATTTTTTGAGCCTTCTCTCTAGCTTCGCCAAATACAGGGCATGGTGGCATTTTACTTGTGCCAAATTCCTTAAATTTCCAATAAAAATATTCTCCATCCTCATTTTCTTCACCTAGAGTAATATACATATAACCTTTTTTCTTTTTAATGTTAGATTGTGGTATATTATCAGCAAAATGACCATTTGGTCTATAACCTTTTTTACCACTTTCAGAATTATCTTTAGATTTAGGAATTTTAGGTTTAATTTCACTTTTCATTTTATTAGTTACTGTTGTTAATATGTTTTTATCAATGTTTTCTATTTCGCCTGAACTAAATAAACATTCTAATTGCTTTATAATATCATCAAAGCCTTTTAACTCAAATTCGATACTCATTCAATCACCTATTTTATAAAATCACATTTTAATAGAATATATTTTTTATATTCTTTAGCAAAATCTGTATGATAAATTTTATAAGTATGCCCTTTAAAATTTACTTTGTATTCTTTCTTATCCTGCAATTGCTCTAACAACTTACAATATCTAACTTTAAATATAATAGTATTTTCTAACTTTATATTTATAGCCTGATATAATTCAGTTCCATATAATTGAAGTATTTCACACCAACAATTATAAAAAGGTTCATCAGATTTTATTGGTTTACCGTTAATCCTTTTTTCAGCTACTACGGTTATATTAATTCTTTCACTCTTACTCATACTTCATCACCTAAGCTTTCCTGTAATTTAATGCTTAGATAAACAGGATCATTATTAGAATCTCTATTATCGTATAATGCCTTTACTGCTTTTAGTAAAAAAAGTTTATGTGTAGGATTATTTTCATCATAATTTGAAAAACCATTAGTTATATATTTTTTTGATATTTCTATAAAAAGCTGAATTAAATAATCATCATCTTCATAGTCAATTTTTAAAAAGTCTTTGACTTGTTGTAAATCCATAGTTATCCCTCCTAGACTTAAGGAGGGCAAAAGCCCTCAATTAAGCACCAGTTGCAGTAGTATCTATAGTACCAGCAATATAACACTTATCAGATTTATCAACTTGAATAACATCAATAAATTCAATAAGTCTTGCTATAGTCGTATTAGACATAAACCCAGCTTCACTTGAAGTTGCAAAACTAATTAATCCGTTATAGTCAATAAATTTTATAGCCTCTGCTAGATTGCCATAGAATATAGGTGCTTTAGTTCCTGTATTTTGCAACATTGCATCTGAATAAACTAATACTGTATATCCTTTAAACTTTCTTTGAGTTGGATTAGCAACATCAATATTTAATATTGGCTTACCAGTTGTATCAATTTCTCCATCTAAATAATCAAATCCAGTTTGATTAGTAACAATTACAGTTCCAAATAAAACTGCTGGATCTAAATCCTTATTTAATGAACTCTTTAAATCTTTCCATCCCTTTAATGCTTTTATAGTTTTATTTTCTTTTAATTTAGTAATAATCATCTTATTTTCTGTTATTACAGCCTTTTTAGCAAATACTTCTACAACATAAGATATTAAAGCATTATCTGTCATTTTTAATAAAGTATTAGATAATTTAATAAATGCAGCTTTTTCTTTTAAAGCATAAGATACATTTTTAAATTTAATATCATTACTTTCACTTCCATCTGTACCATCTGTAAAATCAATTAATTCACTTACTGTTTCAAAATCTTCTACTGGAAATGAACCTGTTAATGCACCAGCTGGCATATATCCTACAGCATCTCTTAAACTTCTATATTCTCTTATTTTTTTGTGAATTAGAGTAGAAACATCAGTAGGAAGTAAATATCCTTCACCACTTCCATCTCCAGTTTGTGGAGTTTGTACTAATAAAGCATTTTCAGCTTCGGTCAAACTTCTGCCAGTTACTTTTTTAATCATTGCTCTTATGCAATTAGCATTTTTTTTAGCTTTGTTTTTAGGCATTTCTTCTCCATTATTTTCAGGATCACTATTAATATTATTTTCAGCAGCAAGTGCTCCTTCTTCTTCTTTTTCTAATGCTTCTTGAATAGAAATAGCATTTTTTAAGTTTTTAATTTCTTCCATTTTATCTTGTGCATCTGTAACTTTGTTTTCATCTAATAAAGTTTGTGCTTCATTTTTTAAACCCTCTAATTTATTTCTCATTTCTAAAGATTTTTTCATTTAATACACTTCCTTTTTCATTTTTTAACATAAAAAAACTACATACTAAGTAACTCTAACTCAGTTTGTAGCTTATTTTTTAACTCATCATTTTCATTATTTTTTATTATCTTATTTTTTAATAGTTCATTAGGAGCATTCTTATATTTATTATAAAATTGACTTGTACTAGCCACCTTTTCTGAACTTTCTTCAACTTCAAAATTAAAATAATCTGTTACTGTTTCACCAGTAAACCATGTTTCAGAATCAATTAAATTATTTATTTCTTCTTCTGTAATACCTTCTTTTACATTCTCCATATAAATATTTCTAATTGAATCCTGACATACATCTAATGTATCAGCTTCTTTTCTTAATTCATCAGCATTAAGTGAAGTCCAAAAGTAACTAGCTGTTGGCTTATGAATCATAAATTGTGCACTCTTAGGTATAATAACTTTATCACCAGCACATGAAATCACACTAGCAATACTAGCTGCTATCCCATCAACATAAACAGTTTTAAAACCATTATGCCTTTTTAACTGATGATAAATAGCAATTCCTGCAAATACAGAACCTCCTCCACTATTTACATAAATATCTAAACTATCAAATGAATTTAATTCTTTTAAAAAATCAGCTATGTCCTGTGGGCAGGTATCATCATCTGACCATTTCCCCCATTGATCACTTACTATATCTCCATATAAATACAGTTCTCCATTTCCATTACTATTATTTTTTATTTCCATAAATCCAACATTTTTTAACTTATTAGATTTTTTATCAAAAATAGTACAATTAATTTTACTCACTCTTTCCACCCCCTTTCGTGTATTGCTTTCCTAGGTCGTTTAATGGAATACTTGCACCATTTCCTATTATTAATATGTCAGTTCCCTCTATATATGGTAGATTTTCTTTTGCTCGTACCTCAGCAATTGTCATATAGCCTGTATTAATTCCAGTTTGATATGAAGTTGTTCTACTTGTTAAATCGCTTCTTAAAATACTATCAACATTAAATTGCCAGTAGTAGCCTTTTTTCTCTTCTTCATCTTTAGTTAACACTTTATAATCCATTTCTTGTTCATAAGTGGTTAAAACATTTTGTAATGTATCGCTATAAAAAGCTTTATTTTGCTGTTCTATATTGTTATAAGTACTTTTTTCCATATCATTAAGTTGAAAGCCTTTTACTCCAAAGGCATTAGCAATATGTCTTGTAGTAAGTCCTTGCAATTGAAAAAATTGACTATTTACAAGTTTAGTTTCTAGCTGTTCTACCTTGAAATCTGTTGGAATTGGTACAACCTTACCAGCATTTTTAGCACCACCCATATCAGCAAACTTTTTCTTTATTTTTTGTTGTTTAGCATCATTTAAATCTCCAATATATTGAACTATTATAGGATCTTGAAGTCCATTTTTATATTTATCTTTTAATAATTTAGCTGAATACTGTTCATTTTCTACTGTATCAGCTATATATTTCTTAATGCTAGTACCCTTTAATCCATTCATACTAAAATTCTTAAAATGTACTATTTCATCACTTATATAAATAATCTGACCTTGTTTTTCATCTTCATAAATATAATAAACTGCATTTTTATTATTTAAAATTCCAGTATTATCAACCATAATAGTTACTTTTCTACTATCTAATAAATATAAAGCTTGTGTTTGCCCTCGAGTATTTACATCCATAACCCAAAAAGCATTACCATATTCTAACCTATTAAATTCTGTAGCCCACATAAAATCATGTGCATTAGTAAAAGGATTAGGTCTTTTCTTTAAAAGTTTATATAAATTATGATCTTTTGCTTTTATTGAACCTTTTTCTGTTTCTTGCATAAGCTTTAAAGGCAATTTAGCAATAGCATTACATCTTATTTGCATACATGAATAATAGCTTGTACTTGTAAGCTTTGTATTTGCAATTTCTTCTATATTAGTATTAAAAAATTCTTTCAATTCTTCTACAGTAGGATTAGTTCCTATAGTTTCGTTTTCAACTTCATTTGTGAATATTTTTTTAACTTTGCTTACTATTTTATTTTTCTTCATATTTTATCACCACCTTACCATTCATCGCTTTCTAACCATTCATCAGTTGACTTAATATCAATAAACTGATGATATAAAGCTAATTTAAAGCCACATAAAATTGCATCAACTGGATCTATTTTCTTTTCTGTAGCATCTTTATCAATTTTTATTAATCCATTATTAGTTTTAATAACTGCATTACTCATAGCAAAATTTAAAACAGGATTATATATATATATTATATTTTTGCAATAAGTCTGCTCTCTGAATCCTTGTGTACTTTCATTTAATGATTTATGAGATTGAAAAACTTCTTCAACATTAAATCCCTTATCTGATAAATCAATCATTATTTTACTTGCATTTGCTGGATCAAAACATAAACATTCAATATTAAGTCTATATTTCTCACAAAATTCTAGTACATATTTAATAACTGCATTTTGGTCAACTATAGGTGTATCTGTTATTGTTATGTACTTTTGTCTAACCCAAGTATCATATGGTACTTTATCTTTTGCTATTCTTTCTGCTAATTTTTCTCTATTAGGAATAAATGAATGTGAAAATACTATATATTTAACTATTTTGTTTCCTTCTTTATCTAATTCTTCACTTAAAAATGGTATAACAAATGCTACCGAAGTTAAATCAATTTTCGCTGACATATCAAATCCAACATATACAGTCATTCCAGTTATATCTATAGGTAACTGTTTTACTTCACATAGTTTCCATTTAGACATATCCATATAACTATTTTCTTGTGCTTGTACCCAAATGTTTAAACATTTAGTTAAAAATGCTGTCATTTTTTCAGGTATATCTAGGGCTATTCTAAATTGATCTTTTATTTTATTCCAACCATCTTCATATGTCATTCTAATAGGATTGGCTTTAAGCCAAAGTCTTTCATTGCTTATGTTAGTAAGTTCTCTATAATCTTCTTTATCCAGTTCACATATATCAACTAAATATTCATCATTTACTACTTCTTCAACATTAGGATCAAGTATATTACTACAATATTTATATTCTTGAGTAAAACATGGATAAGTTAAATCTTTACCTGCTGTGGTAATAATCATAAGTAAAGGCTCTTTAGTGTTTGCACCTAAGAATAAATCATAAAATTCTGTTGATTTATGTTGATGATATTCATCTAATATTAATCCTGCTGGATTAGTACCATCACCTTTTTGTCCATCTTCTTTACATAGTGCTTTAATAAAACTTCCTGTTTTAACATGTTCTATTAAATCTCTAGTAATTTTAAATTTACCTCTTAACGGTGAACCTTTTAGCATTAGTTTTGCTTCATTTACAATTATTTTAGATTGATCTCTTTTAGTACCTGCTGTGTAATACTCATAAACTTCTCTATTTTTAGTAGATTGAGATGATATTTCATAAAGAGCTATCCCAGCTTCCATTTGAGATTTCGCATTTTTTCTAGCAACCTCAATAAATGAAGTTTTAAAACGTTTCTTCTCAGTTTTTTTATTTCTCCAACCATAAAGTTGACATACATTAAATTTTTGCCATGTATTTAATATAATTGGCTGTCCAGCTAATACTCCTTTACTATGTCTTAAATAACTAAACCATTTAACAATTTTACTAGCTTCTTCTTCATTCCAGTAATAATTAAATGGTTCTTTTAAAATATTTAATTTAGACTTTTCTATATCTTTTAAAAATCTTTCACATGCCCACTTATGTTTTTGACAGGAAATATAATCTTCATATTGATTTGCTCTAACATCATTAATACATTTATGTGCATAATCTATTAGTTCTTCTAATATAGTCATTAAATATCACCAAATTCATCAATAATATCTTCCTGTTGTTTAGTAGTTTGTACTGTTGCTAATTTTAATCTTCCATCAACATTTATTCCACATAGTGATCCAAACTTTCTCATTTCGCTTGCTGCCTTATCTCTTATTATTAGATATGGATTTTCAACAAGCTTAACTCCATTTTTCGTAGCTTCTTTTACTAATGACTTTTTGCCTTTTAGATTTTCTATTGCATTTACATATGTAGAAAATGCGTTGCAATATCCTCCAACATTACTTAAATCTAAGTTTCCAATTATCTTAACATCATTAAGTTCAGTAACTACTCTTATAAATTCATTTTTAGCAATATCATCAATTAACCAACTTGGTGGTTTTTCTAATTGCTCTTTACCTAAACTTAAGAATTCTTCCTGCTGTTCTTTTTCTGTAATCTCTGCATTAGTTAAATGCTTCTTCTGCATTTCTAATGGTTTCCTTGCTCTTGACATTTTTCACCTTCTCTCATTTAAAATTTACTTTTCAAAATTTTATTGGGAAATTCGTGAAAGGAAAGCTACCTATGCGACCATACAAAAATTTTAAAAAACTTTTTTGATACCCCCCTACTTCCCAAATTCACTTTTAAATTTTTCTATTAAATAAAATAATAACTCCATTGTTTCTTTTTTCTTTCCTTCTTTATAAAGCTTGTGAATTATTTGATGATTGCTTTCAGTTAGATAGATTAAATTATTTATATCTAATCTTCTATCCCAATTATCTTTTAATTCTTCAATATGATGCATTGTTTGCCCATATTCAAGCTTATTTAATACATAGTAACTATATATATCTATTCCATCATATAATGCTTTAGCTTTCTCTTTTATAGGCAACCATTCTTTACTAGAATAAAAGCTTTGTTCTTTCTTATCTGTTCTATAATGTTTGTACTCTTTATGTCTTTCCTTTAAACAATCACATTTAGTTCCTTCTAATATTCTCTTGTTACATCTGCTACAACGTTTATAGATAGGCATTATAGACTAACCCCTTCTATAAGTTTATTGCGTTGTTCTGCTTCTTTTTCTTTAAGCTTAGTAAGCTTCTTATCATTAGATACCTTATTAGGATCATCACTCCACTTAGCTTTCTTCATATTATTTAACCAATATTTTTGTGCTGCTAAATCAGGCTTACAATACTTCTTTACCTTCTTAACTACAACTCTTTCTTTAATCAATACTGTTTGTTCATCTTCTGCCATAACTTCTTCTTTAATTTTTACTGGAACTTCTTCTTCATATTCATAGCCAATGCAGTTATTAAAAAGAGCCTGTTCAACTTCTTCATTCTTCTTATCTTTGCATTGAGCCATTAAGTCCTTTAAAGCCTTATTTGAGGACTTATATCTCTTAAAAGTTGAATAACTTATGTCTAATTTTCCTGCAATTTCTTTATCAGTACAACCACTCTCAGCCATTGATTCTATTGACTTTAAGTTATCTTTTATTATATCTTCAACCGACTTCATTTCTCCTCCTAACATTGAGCCATTACTTTAAAACAAGGCTCAATAATTTTTTATATTTCCCTAACTTATAATTTCACTATAAAAATTAATAAATCCATAAATAATAACAAATCGCTATCAACCATTGATTTTACTAAGCTTAACACCATTTTTACTTTTATTCATTAATCGGTAATAACATGGAGAATTACTGATACTATTTTTAAGCTACATATAATAGTAAGAATTTTTTATAGTTCACTCAAATATGCACCATTTTATTTTTTACCGATTATAAGTCTTTATCAGCTATTTTACCAGCATCCTCTAACATAATATCTTTAAGTCCTAAATAACGTTTTGTTTCTTCTATAGATTGATGATTTAATGCAACTCTAACTTTTTCTATGTTGTGATTAGAGTTCTCATATATTGTAGTAGCATAAGTTTTTCTAGGACTATGTCCACTTATATGTTTTAATCCAATCATTTCACCAACTGCTTTCAATATTGCACTATATGATTTTTGACTTATATATTCATCTCCATCACCTTTGTTTGATGTAAATGCAAATTCTTTTCTTTTTTTATTCTTAATATATTCTTCTAAATATTTTCTTAATGAAGAACCTATAATAGCTTTTCTTTTATCAGGCTTCTTTTTATTTGGATGTTCTGCTAAACTACTTTGCCATTGTTTAAATTGTTTACTCTCCTGAATTAGAAAAAATCCTTCATTTAGTGCATCATCAATTTCTCCAATTGTAAGTCCAACAAGATCGCCTAATCTATATCCTGTAGCCCTAGCTAATAAGAACAGTGTTATATTTCTGTTAGCATACTTTTTACTATACTCTATTAATGTTTCTTTAAATCTCTTATATTTATTATCTGGAATTGGTGATGCTGTACCCTTTTCCCAGTTTCTCTCTTTTTCTCCTGTCATTACTTTACCTGCCTAAGAGCTCCTTTGTGCCTTTTGTAAGAACTGTGACTCATTAATTCCTTTATTTCACGTTCACTTAATTTATCACTATTCTTTTTATCTTTTATTTTCATAAGCCTATTGTAATTACCAACATCATTTTCTCTTAACACATCTTTTAATCTCATAAACTCCCTCCTAAAATTTATAATTAAAAAGAGCTGCTATATTATTGGTTAATATAGCAACTCTTTTTAACATCTATATACTTTTATTTGCATTTCCTAATCTTCTTGGTGTATCCCATGTTACTACTGGAGCAACTTCTTTATTTATAATTATATCTCCATCAAATTTTGTTTTATAAATAGATCTATTCTTTTTTATAAACGTACTGTCACCCATAAATTTATTTGCTTCATAATTGACTGCTTTTATAACTTCACGTCTTTGAACTACAGCAATTTCATGATCATGTTTTAAATTATTAAAATTTCTTTGGATGCATTTTTTTATTGTATCTTTTTTTAAGTTTAGTTTTTTTGCAATCTCTGGAGCCTTTAAGCCTTCTAAATATAATTTTTTAATAAGTTCTTTATTTAATTTAGCTTTCAAATCATCAACTCCTAAAAATGTATAGTTCACCCAAACCAAAAAAGGGGACATCCCTTATTTTTATAAAAGAAAAATCAGAAATATATCTTTTTCTTTTATGGTTATTACTTATTTATGTACTTATCTTAACATAATCTAAATTACAAATGTGAGAAGTTTTCAGGAAATTTTTGCTACAAAAAAGATACAAAAATATAACAAAAAAGTGCCAAAAATATGACACTTTTAATCAACTAAATCCTTTGAAATCCTCTTTAACGCTTTATTTATACTATAATCAATTTGTCTTTTAGTTCTATCTAATTCTCTTGCTACTTTTGCTTTTTCTTTTCCTTGTAAATAAATAAGACTTATAACTTTATAATCTTTAGTTGAAAGTAAACTTAATACATTATCTATTTTTTTATTTTTTAACTCTAGTTTTTTTATATCTATCTTTATTTCCTGTATCCTTTCATCATCATCATTTGCACCATTTATAATTAAATTCTCTATTTCAAGGTTCTTATTATCTATTTTACAAACTCTTTCTCTATATAAATTAAATTGATTTTTTATTTCTCCCATGTTTATCACCTATCCCTCATTTTACTTTTATGTTATAATTTAGATAGGTTAATTAGAGAACTGGCGTTTCAATTCAAATTCTCTAATTGTGGAAGGTGTTCGTGATGAACACCTTTTTATGTTTTGTACACTTTTTTAGAATTGCGTATAAAAAATACCACAAATTCATTTCTGAATAATGCGGTATCTCATTTAGTCATTAAGTTCTTTTTTCTTTTTAATCACTGCTTGATGATAAGTATCTAAAAATAAACTTTCAGGGATTTCATAATACATACATCTATTTGGTGGATTTAACCCACTCTTCTCTACAAAAAATGCAATATACATATGATATAGAATAGGATATTTTCTTAAAATGATGTCTTGATAATACTTATTATTTTTAAATTTTTCTGATTTTAGTATTTCAAACGACATTATTTCATCATATAAATCTCTTAAATCCGCTTGCCATCGTCTAGCTAATCCAGCAAACCAAATTTTATTACAAGTTCTCCCTTTTAAATCTGTTCTTTCATAGCTGACACCGTGTGTATGACATACTAAAGGTCTATATTCATATATTAGGCACCCTCCATCATTAGGATCTAAAAATATGCATGGCAAATTTATTTTTCCTCTTAAAGGATTGTTATAATAATCAAACAAGTATTGGGGATCTTTAATTTCCACACTCACTGAATACTGTTTTGAAAGTTCAGGATATAAACTGTTAAACTGATTCCATAAATACATAACTCGATTTAATATTTGATTTAAGGTATCATTATCTACTTTTGATAATCCTTCTAGTATATACATAAATTCAAAATCAGATATTTCAAAGAACTGATAACAACAGTTAGAGCAACCCTTTCTACAAGGTGGCTTTTTATTACTATTTTTGTAATGTTCAGCTATTCTTGTATCAATTTTTTGATATAATTTTTCTAATCTAACACCAATACTACTTTCTAGTTTCTTTATATTCTTCATATATTCTCCTCTACTTTTTTATATAAATTTTACCATAAATATCTTTTTATTTACATAATACAGAGTAAATATTACTTAATACCGCATTATTCAATTTTCAAAGAACATTTTTTATTTTTGAAAAATCCACAAATAGCTATGAGTTTTTCTTGCGTGTTGTTGCTTATATTTTGGCTTTGGATTCTTTTCATTTACTAGGATAAATAAATCTTTAGGATATAATCCAAGCTCCAAAGCTATATTAAATATTTCTATATGACTCCATTTTTGCTTACATCCACATATTTCATCTTGGCACTTGCAAAGAATATAACCATCATCTTTAGTTATCCTTATAAGCTCCTTTAAACCATCCTCGTAAAGCTTTATTATTTCCTCATGTGTTGTAAATCTTGTTGTATTATAGCAATCCACCATGCCTTTTAGATTTGTAATTCTTGCATATGGAGGATCTATAACACTATGGTTAAAAGAATTATTTCCATAAGGCAAGTCCCTAAAATCTGTACCGGTTTTTAAATCAGTTCCAACTACAGCTATTTTGCTTAGATCAACTTCCCTCCAAAATGCACCTTTTCCATAAGTAACATCTGCGATTTTATCTCCTTGATTAAAATACAATGCAGCCACTTTTTTAATTAATCCTGAATTATTTCCTTTATGAACTGTATAAATAGGAGTATCTAATTGCTCCATATTCTCACCTCCTGGTAGTGCGTACTTTCTACATATTCTGAAGTTCCTCCAGTCTTTTGTTTATCTTTTCCCACTTCTTATATTTTTTCTCATCTGCATCCATTATCTTGAGCATTTCCTTTGTAGTTTTAGCTTTAGTTATATCTTCTGTTTCAATTTCGGTTGATTTTTTCATTCTATATAATAAAGCTGATGTTAAATAATGCTTGGCTCTATAAATGCCTGTTTTATCATAAATAAAAATATTATTTTGCATAATACAATTTACCAACTCTTCTTTAGTCATTTCATTTAATAATTTTAAAATCTCACTTTTCATGGGTTATCACCTCTACGTTATATATTTGGGGATTGCTCCCCCTTTTATAAAAATTGCAGTAACTACCTTTTGAAATCCCCTTTTCATCAGTCTGCAAATTTTAGCTTAATTAATAATTTCTCTAATATTTCTAAGTACCATATTTGCATCTTCTTGACTTAGATTTTGTATATATTCATCAAATATTTCTTCTAAAGACTTTTCAGGTTCTCTAAAATATTTACCTACTATGTGATTTACTATTTTTTCTTTATCATTCATTTTTTATCAGCTCTCCTTACTTCTCTTTCAGCTTCTTGTATTAGCCTTGAATAGTTCTCTATATTTATCTTTCCAACTTTATAACCTGTTGCCATTTCTACACACATTGCATAATTCATTAGCTTTTTACTTTCTTTAATAAATTCCAACATATGATCCATGAGCTTACCTTCTAATAACATCTAAAGTTCCAAATCTTTGATATTGTCCAAGCCATGCTAATTTTGTAGTTCTTGTTATTCCATTCCTATTCTTAGCTGTAATAACTTCTGCAATATTCCTATCTTCACTTTCTTTGTTGTAATATTCATCCCTATACAAAAAATGAATAATATCAGCATCTTGCTCTATTGAACCAGATTCTCTTAAATCAGATAACATAGGTCTATGATCTACTCTTTGTTCTGGTGCTCTAGATAATTGTGATAATGCAATAACTGTTATTCCTAATTCCTTAGCTAATGCTTTTAATTCTCTAGATATATGTGACACTTCTTGCTCTCTTGAATTTGTCTTTATGTTAACTCTTATAAGTTGCAAATAGTCTATAATAACAATATTTAACCCTTGCTGTAATTTAAGCTTTCTACACTTTGCTTTTATATCAGATAATAAACTTGCTTCATCATCAATAAACAATTTTCTAGTACCTAAGTTATTAGCTCCATTTGATATATCTAAAAACTCTTTTTCATTTAAAGCTCCATCTGTTATCTTAGTAAATTGAATCATGCATTTAGCCGCTAACAATCTATCCATAAGTTGATCCCTTGACATTTCTAAAGAAAATATTGCTACACTTCCATGTTTTGATGCAGCCTGTCCTATATTCAATGCAAATGCTGTTTTACCCATTGATGGTCTTGCAGCAACAATGATAAAATCTTTTTCTTTAAGTCCTGATGATAATTCATCTAACTCTTTAAATCCTGTTGATATTCCTTTTAACTTTCCACCAGTTTTATATCTTTCTTCTAAAAGTTCAAGCGACTTTTCAACTGCTTTTGAAATTGGAACTATCTCATTACTTTCTTTGCTTGCTTCAACATTGTATAATTCTTTTTCAGTTTCTTCTAAAACTAAATTTATATCATCATCAAAGCTCTTTGATATTAGGGTTTGACCTGCTTTTATAAGCTTTCTTCTATTTGATTTTTCCCTGATTATTTTTGCATATGAAGCTATATTTGAATAATTGATACCTGATAACGATAATTCTGTTATATAAGATGCCCCACCGCATACCATAAGCATATTCTTTGACTTTAATTCTTCTATAAGAGTAATTACATCAACTGTTACACCTTTATTTACTAGATTTTTAATAGCTCCATAAATTTTCTTATGTTTATCAATATAAAAATCTAACTCATGTACAATTGCATCTACTTCTAAAAATTTATCTATACTTGATATAATGCATCCTAGTAATGTTTGCTCAGCTTCTATGTTTTGAGGTAAAATTCTATTTATTTCTTCCATGTTACAAATCTCCTAACTTTGATTTATCTATTTCAATTTCACATACAGACTTTTGTGATTTAGTTGTTATAGGTATTACGTTACTCTTAACAGTGTTATCATTTAATGGGAATATACCTTTCCAGCTGTTCATTATGCTATTATCTAAAATACTTATTTTATCAATCTCTGTACTTGCTAATTTATCTAATCTATTTAATATTCTCTTAAGACCTGTTGTTGTTATAGTTGCTTTAATTGCTTTTCTCATTTTTATAAATTCATATAGAGTTTCTTTTATTTTTTCATTGTCTGTATATTCTTGTATCAATTCATCAAACTCTGTTTTTTTCTCTTTTTTTTCTTTTTCTTTTTTATTTATTAATCTGTTACTTATAGTACCCACTTTTGGACAGGGTTCATTTTGGACATGTCCATTTTGACTGGGTTCACAAGAATGGCTTGTTTCCTTACTTTCTTGAACACGGTCATTTTGAACAGGTTCATTTTTACTAGGTTCATTTTGGACACGCTCAAAATGACTAGGTTCAATATCTTTTTCACTTATTGGATTAGTTATTATGGTATAAATATTATTAGTATATTTACTGCCTATTCTCTTTTTTTCTATAGCAATTAAGTTATTATCAATTAACTCTTTTCTGCATTTATATATCTTTTTTTCAGACATTCCTAATTCATTACACATTAATTCTAATGATGGAAAAGCACTGTTCCCTGCTCCTGTAAAACTGCATATATAAGCATATAAAACTTTAGCACCACAAGATAAATTACTTCTCATAATTGATTTTGGTATTATTCCATAACCTTCTTTGTAAATACCAGTACAAAACAATTGATCACTCATCATTTCATCCCCATTCTGTAAATTAAATTAATATTTATATAATTAGTATTATTATTAAAATAACTCTATATTTTTACATTAAAAATAGTAAAAAAATTATTGATTGTAAGAAATTAAATATTATCATTAATTTCTACTAATCCTCTTCTAGTTAAATATTTCATCTCATGATTATAATTTTCAAAGTATAAATATATACCTTCATTAAGCTTATATCCTGCCATTTTAAACACTGCTTCACTTATTTCAGGTATTTCATTAATTTCTACAATATTTCTTGTATACAAATTTAAAACTGCTCCATTTGAAACTGCCTGAATTTCTTTTTCTAAAATAGTAATTTGTTCCACTTTGTAAAAAAATGCTTTAATTCTATCATCTGAAATCACTATTGTAGGATGTGAATCATATTCTGCAATCTTAGCAATTTGTTCTCTAATAGTTCCTATATATCTTTCTTTATGATCTATATTATTTTCTTTTTCATCAGCAATTTTCGCACCGTTAAACACAACAATATCCTTCTTAGACTTAGATTTAGAGTACATTTCATCTAAGAGCTCTTTATCTTCTTTTCGCTCAACTGGTTGCTTTATACCTTGTACCAATATATCTACTTCTAATTTATGTTCCTTAGTATTTAAATCTTTAATTTCATCATGTATTGCCTTTTGTTCCTTTTTAGTTAGACTGCTTAATGTATGAGCTTGTGTTAGTGTTATATCTTCTTTATCTAGCTTATCTTTAAGTTCTGGTATTAAATCCTTATCAACCTTCTTATAACGCCCTACCTGAACTCCTGACAGTCCTAAATCTTTACCTATAAGGTCTCTTGTCTTACCTTCTAACTTTTCACCATTTTTTCTTTTTTGCTTATATATATTTTCAAGTCTTTTAATACCTTCCATTTTTTCAGTTGGAGTAAGCTCTCTTTGTTCTAAATTCGCATGTATAAGCATAAGTTCTGCATCTAAATCATTAATATCTCTAATTTGACATGGCACTTTTTCATATCCAAGTTTCCCTAAAGCAGTATATCTTCTCTCACCAGATATTATTTCATATTTGCCATTTCCTATATCTCTAACAACTAAATTATGCATAAGTCCATTTTCTTTAATAGATTCTGCTAATTCTTCTATCTCTCTAAGACCATAAAAGTTATTTTTTGAAGGAACTAAACTATCTATATCTAGTTCCCTAGTAAAACTCTTTTTATCTACTCCATTAACTCTATTTGCTATACCTTTTAGATAAGACGACATTGCAATTCCTCCACAAAATTCTTATAATCCTTAGATGCATTTGCTCTGCTATTAAAATATACAACTGGAGTAGATTCAAATGTACTTTTAACAACATCAACATTATCTCTTATTGTCTGATTAAATATTAAATCTCCTAATTCTTCTTTAAGCTCTTGCTTTATCTCTTTATGAATCCTTGTTGATTTATCCATTGTTATCAAAATTCCAAGTAAATTTAAATTAGTGTTAAATTCTTCTCTTACCCCTTCTATGCTACTCATTAGATATTCAAAACCATCTAATCCAAACTTGTCTATCTTAAGCGGTACGATAACATAATCACTTGCTACTAATGCGTTAGTAGATAACATTCCTAAGCTTGGAGGGCAATCAATTAAAATATAATCAAAAGCTTCTTGGTCTTTCACGCTTAACCATGTTTTAAGCCTTGTTTCTTTAACTCTCTTCGTATCTGTAAGTATCTCTCCTTCGCTCATAATAAGATTAATATTGCCTGGAAGTAACCACAGATTATCATGTGGAGTAATTTGAATACCTATATTCTCTCCTCTCAAAGCTTCATAAGTTCCCTTCATATTAGAATCATACATATTCAAATACTTAGTTGCATTACTTTGAGGATCAATATCTAGTATTAATACTTTCTTACCTTCTTTACCTAATTGTGCTGCAATATTAACACATGAAGTTGTTTTTGCGACTCCACCTTTTATATTTAAAAAACTTATAACTTTCATCTCTTTACATCTCCCTTTAAATATCCTATAATGGAGATACGGATTGCAGTCCGTATCTTAAGCTATTGAACCTTTATACAAGGTTCTTTTTTTATTTGTTGTTATAAAATTCACATCTTTTAAATTTTCCACAACAAAAGTTAAGTAAATGAATTTTTCTACTTTCTCTGTTTTTAATTTTCTTATTCAAATAATGAGCCTTATTAATGAAAAATGGACATTTTATTGTACACACTTGAATTGCTCCCTTCTATCTTGAAGCACATAATTTAAATCTGTTATATTATCAAGATCATTTAAATCCTTTCCTTCTGCCCACCCTAAAAATCTTTCTATTTCTATTTTTCTTACTTTAAGTCTTCCAAGCTTTAATGCTCTTAATATTCCTTTTTCTATTAATCTTCTTACAGTAGGTTCATCTGTTTTTAAAAGTTTAGATGCTTCCTTGACTGTAAATAAAATATCTTCCATTAATTCTTCCTCCTATTTTGCAAATTTTAAAGCCATAATAGCTTCAACAACATCATCAAGCTCTTTCATGATTTTTTCCCAACGTGGTTTTTCTTCATCATCAATAATTCCATCACACGTAATTTCTATCATTTCATCCTTTAACTTTATAAAATCGCTAACTTCCTTTTGAAGTCTTAACATTGCAAGTGGCAATTCCTTTATTTCTATATTAGGTAAATACTTTTGTCCCACTTCTGCACTTGTTTTTAAATGCTGATAAGCTAAATATTGAGCATTATAAATTTCAATCATTTTTATAACTACCCTATCTGGTGGAACTCTTTTTCCTCCCTCATATGCTCTTACACTATCTACTGATATATCTAATAGCTCACATGCTCTTTCTTGAGTTAAACCTGTACTTTCTCGTGCTATTTGATAAATATTTCTGTATTCTTGAACCATTTCTTTTCACCTCCCATTATTTTTAGTTATTTACTGTACTCAATTACAATATTTAGAAAACAATATGTATTCTTGTGCCATTCATTTACATACTGTTTTGTATTAATATATAATATGTGAAACATTATGTGTCTAACTTAAGTAAAAAAATAAGCTTATCTAAGCTAATATCATAAACTTTTGCTAAATTAATAGCTAATTCTAAAGATGGGTTTCTATCTTCCCTTTCGATGGCCCCTAACATTTGAGGAGTAATAGATAGCTTTTTTGCAATTTCAGCCCTGTTTCTATTACCTCTTAACGCTATTAATTCATCTCTCAATATTACCAGCTCCTATCCTTTGAAACATTTTGTTTCCTTATATTTTTTATTATAATGAAACAAAATGTTTCTGTCAATACTTTTTAGAAACTTTCTGTTTCATTTGTAGAAAAAGAAACGGAAAGTTTCTATAATTAATTATAGGTGATGAAATATGATAAAATCTGTGCAATTTAAAGAGAGATTAGTAACTCTTAGAAAAGAAAAAGATCTTACTCAATATGATTTAGCAACTCAACTAGGGTTTTCACGTGGACAAATAGGAAATTATGAGCAAGGAAGTAGAGAACCTGATCAAGAAACATTATTAAAAATAGCTAAGTTTTTTAATGTGTCCTCTGATTATTTACTAGGGATTTCTGATAAAAGAAATTATACAGATGATAATGAAGTCACTATTGCTCTTCATAGTGATACTGAATATGATGATCTTCCAGATGAAGCTAAAAAAGAAATTGATAACTTTATAGAATTTGTTAAACAAAAATATAAAAATAAATAAAAGGTGTTCCTGAAGAACACCTATATTTTTAACTATGGAATGTAATAATTTATCATTATATGAATATACTATAAATATTTTATTTATTTATAAAAAAGGTACAATTATGTTGAACTATTAATGGAAGGTGCTCAATGGAAACAAACATATTAGGTAATAGAATTAAAACTTTAAGTTTAGAAGCGAAGTTAACTCAGGAGGAATTCGGAAAACCTTATGCTCTAAAAAAATCTACTGTATCTCAATATGAATCTGATAGTAGTCGTCCTGATGATGAATTAAAGAAAAATATAAAAATAAATAATAGGTGTTCTTAACGAACACCTATATTTTTAACTATGTAATGTAATATTTTATCATATTATGAAATATTAATTATAAATTTAATTTTGTTATTATCTATAAAAACTGGAGGTAAAATAAACTGATGACTAATAAAATAAATGAAACAATTACGCACAATTTAAGTTTTAATCCTACAATACTTACAGATATTTTAGGAAATAAAATAATAGAATTAGACAGTATCGTTTTTTCTGAGTTAATTAAAAATTCAAAGGATTCCCATGCCAAATCGTTAACAATTGATTTTTCTGATCATACTAATAAGATTATCTTTAAAGATAATGGAAATGGAATGAATTTAGATGATATTAAAAATAATTGGTTAGTTGTTGCTAACAATAATAAAACTAATAATTATGATTCTCTAGGTGGAAAAGGAATTGGTAGATTTAGTGCTTTTAAAATTTGCAATAAAATTACTGTAATAACTAAAAAGCATAATTGTCCTGAATTTACATTTTCAATAACATTTCAAGATTTAAATCAACTAGATAAAGCAGAAAACTTGAAAATCAATATTATTAAAAATAACAGTTCAAAGTATTTTGTTAATAATTCAACTGGGACTAAATTAATCCTTGAAGATATGAAAGAAATATCCTTAAATGAAGTTCAAAATGATTTAGAAAATCTTATATTAGAAGATTCAAAAACTAGTAAAAATTTTTCTATTAATTTTATTTATCCTAAAAAATATATTCCCCTAAACATAATGAAACCTAAAGTAGCTAAACAACTAGCACCATTCAAGTGCAAAGTTTCATTTGAAAATAATAAATTAATAGATTATAATTTTTCTGCTGAACTTAATAATAATACATATAAAACTATTAATTCAAGTAATAGTTTATCACTTGAAATTGAAAAACTTCCTAGTAACCTTTCATTAGGAATTGTTAATATACAACTTAATCTATTTCTTTTAGATAATAATTTTGTTAAACACTATTCTATTAATAAGAAAAAATTACAAGAAGAATTTCTTAATTTTTATTATGGAATTTCAATTTATCGAAATGATTTTAAAATCTATGGTTTTGGGAAAAATGATTGGTTAGATCTTAATGAACGACGTATAGATGAACCTACTAAACGTGTTAACAATAAACAAATATATGGATTTATTGAGTTAGATAAATTATCATTAAATTTATTAGAAGAAAAGACAAGCCGTGAAGGATTTATCAGAAGTAAATATTTTTCTTATCTAAAAAATGCAATAATGTTAATTATTAAACAATTTGAAGCTGATATGCTTCCATGTAGAAAATTACTCACAGGAACAAATAAGACTTGGATATTTGATTCTGATGAAACTGAGTCTGATAAGCAAGATAATATTGAATCAAAAAAAGATTCTAAATCTGATTCAGATATCCAAAATGATTCAGAATCAAAAAAGGATTCTAAATCTAATTCAGATATCCAAAACGATTCTGAATCAAAAAAAGATTCTAAATCTAATCCAGATATCCAAAACGATTCTGAATCAAAAAAAGATTCTAAATCTAATTCAGATATCCAAAATGATTCTGAATCAAAAAAAGATTCTAAATCTAATTCAGATATCCAAAACGATTCTGAATCAAAAAAAGATTCTAAATCTAATTCAGATATCCAAAATGATTCTGAATCAAAAAAAGATTCTAGATCTAATTCAAATAAGCAAAAAGAAGATTCCAAAATAAATAATAAAAATAATTCTTCTAAGTCTTCAACACCCAAATTTGATAATTCAATAATAATAGATTCAAGTTTTAATATTTCTAAAAATGCACCTGAAAAAATAAAAAAGGTCATTTATGAGCTTCAGAAAATAAAAAACTTCGAAAACGCTCAAGCTTTATTATTAAGATGTTTAATTGATATATCCACAAAACATATTGCAGATGTTTTATCATTAACAATAGCTGAAAAAGATTTACGTTCTGATATTCTAACAGTACTCAATTATTTGAGTAATAACAAAGAGATTGATGCTAAATATATAGAAAGAATCAGAACATCTATAAAGAAAGATCATATAATTAATTATTTTAATGGTATTGCCCATTTACCTGATTATAGACCTGATTATGATACTATAAAATCTATTTGGGATATATTTGAACCTTATATTAAATTCTGTGCTGAAAAAAACTCATAAAAAAAATCCTCAAACATATCAAATAATTTGTTTGAGGATTTTTTTTATTGATTTTGCAATTATTTCTGCCATTAATGGTGGAACTGCATTTCCTATTTGTTTAAATGCAGCTGTTCTTGATGATTCAAAATAAAAATTATCAGGAAATGATTGTATTCTTGCTGCTTCTCTAATTGAAATTGATCTATTTTGACTTATATCTGGATGAATATAGTAATGCCCATCCTTTTCAATATGAGCAACAACTGTGTGACAGATACCATCATATGGTACAATATTAAATCTATCCAAAAAAGAATCTTTATTATTATGTGTTATCAATTCTTCTGGAAGTTCATTATATTTAAGTTTCCTATTATCAACATTCCAAGCTTCAACATATCTTCTGTATATCTCTAAATCTCTTTCATTATTAGGTCTACATTCATGTTGACTTAAAACATCCCATTTCTTTAATCTAATATGTGCATCTAGTAAACATTTATTTGTTCCCTTATTATAGTTATTGCAAATTTGTCCTGCTTTCATACTAGGTAAATCTTCAAATAGATCTCTAATTGTATAATTCTTTTTATTATATTTAAACTCTGGATAATTAAACTCTATATCATGTCTCCATCCTATCAATATAATTCTTTTCCGTTCTTCAAGAACACCAAAATCCTTAGCATTCAATATTTTATAATCAATATTATACCCTGCTTCTCCAAATTCCATTTTCATACTTTCAAAAATCACACCATTTTGTGCTGACAGCAGCCCTAATACATTTTCAAATACAAATAGTTTAGGTGAATATCTATTTAAAAATTTTATATATTCCTTATACAAATAATTTCTTTTATCATCTTTCATTCCTTTTGGATCTCTTGATCTTCCAATCACAGAATAAGCTTGACAAGGTGGCCCTCCAATAATTATATCAACATCTTTATTTCTTCTAATTTGATCAATTTTTTTGAAAATATTTGGTATTGTTTCTGCATTAATTTCTTGATTAATTACACTTTTAAAAATTTTCTTTGGTATATAAGAATAAAATTCCTCTCTAGTTATAATTCCACTTACATAGTCTTTATAAATATTTAGTCTCTTATTCCTTTTCAAGAAATAGTATGCCTGTCTTGTTTTTAAAGTTAAGCAAGCTGCTTCATCCATCTCAACGTGTGCAAAAAACTTATATCCTGCTCTTAAAAAACCTTCTGATAGTCCCCCTGCACCTGCGAATAGATCAATACAATACATTTTTACACACTCCCTTCTTTTGAAATTATACCAAGTTTATTTTATTAAAACAATATGCTTTTATATATAAATTATAAAATCTTGAAATGTAAAATTCATCCCGTATACGAACACATGTTCTTAAATTATGCTATAATTATACCATAATTTACATGGTGGTGATAGACAAATGAAAAAATTATTTAATATTTTTAACATTATTGAAAAAGAAAATATAGTTGTTGAAGAAATAAATTTAACCTCATCCAATCTAGATGGAATCTATTTAAAAATACCAGGAGTCCCTCCTACTATCGCTATAAATAAATCTATAGTTAATAATAGTAAAAGATATTTATCTACGCTCAGTGAGGAGCTGGGACATCATTTTACTACCTTTGGTAACCTAACCGAAGAATCACGGTCTTATTCTCATAAACTTATTAAAAATAAAAAAGAATTAAAAGCTAGATTATGGGCTGCTAATTTTTTAATAAAAGATGATGATTTTGTACAAGCTCTTAATGAGAGTATATCATCAATTCCAGAAATGGCTGACTACTTCAATGTTACTGAAGAAATTATCCTATATAAGATTTATTCAATCATATTAGATGAACCTAAATATAAAACTATTAGAAGTAATTTTATGAAAAGAGAAATTCCCTATAATTCTTGTGTCATTTAGTACTTCAAATAATTATTTTATTGAATATATTTAGCATAACTCCATTAACTTAATTATTTAATAAATCTACAATCAATATAGACTAACAAAGGAGATGAATACAATGGAAGGTGGAGTAAGAAAACGTGGTAGTGCATGGTATTACTACTTTGAAGCTGGAAAAATAAATGGAAAAAGAAATAAAATAGAACGTAAAGGAGGCAATACTAAAAAAGAAGCTTTAGCTGCCTTAAGATCAGCGTTAAATGAGTTAAGTAGTACAGGTTCTTGCGTTCAGGAAACCAATATGTCCTTTTCAGATTATTTAGACTATTGGTTTAATGAATATGTTATGAAAAATTGTAAATACAACACACAGCAAACTTATAAAACTTTTATAAATATAAATTTAAAACCTAATTTAGGCATATATAAATTAAAGCAACTAAATTATTCTGGATTACAAGAGTTTTTAAATAAACAATATGCACATGGATATTCTAAAAATACTTTAGCTAGATTAAGAAGTATTATTACACATTCATTAGAAATGGCAGTTTTTCCTTATGATTTAATAAAAGTTAATCCTGCTCAATATTTAACTATTCCTAGATTTGATAACATTTCTAAAAAGAACATTGTCATATCTATAGAAAATTTCAATAAAATAACTGAACGCTTCCCTTGTGGGACTAGCTTTTATATTCCTTTACAAATAGCTTTCAATACTGGTATGCGTGTCGGTGAAGTATGTGGGCTAACTTGGGATTGTGTAGATTTTGAAAATAAAACTATAAAAGTTGAAAAGATATTAATATTTAAAACTAAGCAAGGCTATGAATTTAGTACTCCTAAGACTAAGAAATCTATTAGAACAATAAGCATTGGAGATACATTAATTAATATTCTTAAGGCACATAAGAAATGGCAAGAACAAAATAAACAAGAATATGGAGAATATTATAATGATAACAATTTTGTGTGCACAAAAGAAAATGGTTCTTTTGTAACCATGACTTCTTTAAGATATCTTTCTAGAATTGTTAACATGGAATTACAAATAGAATTTAATTTTCATTCATTAAGGCACACCCATGCAACAATGCTTCTAGAAGGTGGAGCTAACATTAAAGATATTCAAGATAGATTAGGTCATTCAAGTCTCTCTACAACTATGAATATATATTCTCATGTCACAAACAAAATGAAAAATGATACTGTAAATATTTTAGAAAATATAATTAACAATAAAAAATCACCTGAATAA